GCAACCTCATAAAAACTTTTCTCAAACCCTGTACCCATGTTCCAGACACCTGACTTTTTTATAGAGAAAAATCTTTGATGATATTCTATAATCTTGTCTACGTGAATAAAATCTCTGTAGAAATATTCTGAGTTCTTGAATAGCTTGACCTTTCCAGTTTTCTTTGCTTGAGTTAAAAACTTAGTGTGAGGACTTGCTTGATCTCCTTTGTGGTCTTCGTTAGGACCGTGTACGTTAAAATATCTAAAGACTTGAGTTATTATAGGAGCATTTCTATTTTGAATATAATACTCAAATAAAGCCTTGCTTCTTGCGTAATGATTTCTAGGGTTAAGAACAGCAGTTTCTTTAAAACCACAAGGGTCTAAACCATACACTGAAGCACTACTAGCAAACTGAAAATTTACACCTTTCTCTATACAATCTTCATACAAATAAATAGAAGACTCAATATTCTGTCTAACTATTTGTCGTATATCTGATGCTGTTGTGGAGGTTATTGCTCCTAAGTGTATTACCCAATCCAACCCTTCTAGTAGTGGATACTGCTGACCCCATTCGTAAGTAGAAACTTCGTGCTTTTCTTTTAGGGCATTGACCATGTTCTGACCAATGAACCCATTGCTTCCAGTGACTAGTATCTTCATTGTTGGCTATCACCTTTGCCAACACGATAGTTGTCTTCTACTGAATCAGGAGTTGAAACTTCAATTAAAGTTCCTTCTTCCAAACAGATTACTTGATGAGGAACTAGAGGTGGGTTGTGCCAAGTATCTCCTTCAACTAATTCCTCTTCATTTCTTTCAGCATTCTCTGTGTCAATCCAAACTAATTTAAACTTACCTGAAAGAACAAACCAAGATTCATCTTTTTCTTTGTGGAAGTGCATAGAAAACTTTGCACCTTTATTAAACTTTAAAAATTTACCACAATAGCTGTCGTTAGTTGCCCATATAAATTCAGACCCCCAACCTTTTTCTACATAACCCTCAAGCCTCATTACTTATTTCCTTTAGTGTGGGTGCATACACTCCAATGTGTTGCACTGTTATTGCTGCAGCTTGCATTGCAAACTTTATAGCTTGATCCATATCATACTCTTCTAAGTATTTAAATATTAGACTAGCTAAAAAAGTATCTCCTGCTCCACACACGTCATGAGTTTCTACTTTGGGTGGTATGTAACTCCTATTTTTGTACTCTACTTTTTTTGATCCGTAAGTTACTATTAACTCATCTGTCAAAGATTCTGCTTGTTCATACTCGTACTGGTTTATCTTTACAAAACAACCATCAAACTGAGATAAGTTTTTCTTTTTAGTATCAACAAAGATAGGACCACCAAACTTTGATCTTATCTTTTTTATTTCGTAGTCTTGAATAAAACCTTTGTTATAGTCTGACAACACTACAGCATCGTAGCCGTTCATAGTTTCTTCTGCAGTATCTACAAACTGTTTTTTAATCTTCTCGTCAACACGTAGAAGTTGTTGACCAGTCTTGCTATCGATGTATCTATGCTTACGTTCAGAATACTCTGTTATTATGTGAACCTTTACACCTAAGTTTACTAGGTTGTTGTAAACGTTGTAAGCCATTCCCTTTTTGATAACAGTAGATTTCATATCAAAAATAGGAACTGGTGCTTCTGGGCTTATTCTACTAACAGAGCCGCTATGATATTCATCGTAGCAGCTATCTCCTATTAATAAAATCTTGTATTGTTTGGGTACTGGATTGACCATTTGATCTCTCGTAGAAAACTATTTCTTTACAGTACTCCTCCCCAATAATACTGTGACCTTTCCAATCAGAACCTTTGACCATTACATCAGGTTCATACTTTTTTATAATCTCTTTTAATTCATCATCAGTATCAAAAACTACAACACTATCAACTGGCTTTAACATTGACATTAAATGCTTACGAACTGAGAGATTATTAAAGGGTCTTCCTTTCCCCTTGTTATACTCAATACGTCTATCTGTGTCAATAGCTACTAATAAACGACCTCCCAATATACTAGCAAAATCAAGTAGATCTAAGTGTCCAGAATGAATTACGTCAAAGGCTCCATTGACAAAAACTTTCTTCATTATTATTATTTCCTTTGAAGGAGTCCTTATGTCCAGATTTAAACATATTATTGATCAGGAACCAAGTCAACAACCTCAACAGGAACTACCTCCTGACTGGCCTAAAGTTTTCCCTAAGTCTATCGTAGGCTTAGACAGAGATGGTGTTATCAACGTTAACAGAGATCATTACATCACAGATCCTGATGACTTTGAAGTATACCCTGAATCCCTAGCAGCTATCCATAAGTTACGTATCAAAGGATACAAAGTAGTAATACTTACTAATCAGGGTGGTATCACTAAAGGACTACAAACACATGAGCAAGTTGAAGCCATTCACCAACGTATGTTTGAGATCTTTGGTAATGCAGGTATCTACAGTGTTGATGGTTTATACTACTCTGAGTCCTCTCTCAAAAATGACTACTATGCCAAACCTAACATTGGTATGTTTCACAGAGCAGAGAAAGAATTGTTTGGTGGTAAGACTCGATTTAAAGACAAAGGGTTTTACGTAGGGGATAAGATGTCTGATCTTAAAGCTGCTGAACGAATTGGTGCTACCCCAATCCTAGTACGTACTGGTCATGGGGTAAGCACTGAAAGAGAATTGTCAAAGTTCTCAAAAGAGAAGTTGAGAAAGAAGACTAAGGTTTTTGACAACCTCCTTCAGTTTGTCGAGAAGCTACCTTAAGCAGCTTCCTTTTCTTCTTCTTCAACTACTGAATCATTTTGTGGGTAGTGAACAAGTTTACCCTCATCTGGTAGATACAAATAGTTTATATCAGAGTTTTTCACAGTTGTCATAGCATCATCTAGTGTTTCAACTAAGGGCTGACCTGCTAAGTTAAAGCTAGTGTTAAACAAGATAGGAACACCAGTAATCTTTCTGAACTCATCAATCAAAGTGTAATAGTTTTTGTTCTGTTCTTTGGTTACAGTTTGAATACGACAAGTACCATCTACGTGTGTAATAGCAGGACACTCACCATGCTTCTCTAGCTTAAAGTCCATTGCATACATCATGTATGGTGACTCTTCCATACCATATGTTTCAAACCATTCTTCAAAGTATTCTTTTAACATAGAACCTGCAAAGGGTCTGAACCACTCACGTCCTTTAACCTTATTAACTACATCCTTACCCTTTTGATCAGTGGGATCGTACAGGATAGAACGATTACCTAGTGCTCTTGGTCCTGCCTCAGAACGTCCCTGAAAGATAGCTACGATATTCTTTTCAGAAATAAGTTTTGCTACATCAGCAGGTTTTACTTTCTTTGTTTCAATACCTGTAAAGTCATAAAACTCTTCACGTTCAGGACCAAGGTACAAAGTCTTTAGTGGACGCTTTGTTTTATCTTTTTCTTCTGTGTAATGTACAACTTGTGCAAGACCAATAGCTGTACCACCATCATGAGAAATAGGATCAACATAAATGTTAAGATCAGGGAAACGTTTCTTGTAGTAGTAGTTGGCTACACAGTTAAGACCATAACCTCCTGCTATAACAATATTCTTTTTATTTGTTTCTTTTACTGCCCTTTCAATTAAATCCCCTACGAGAGTCTGTGTTTCATCTTGAACAGCCCAAGCTAAATTTTTAGCTGCATCTGTAACTCTACTAGGGTCTGAATGCCAAGCACTAGGATCTTCACGTAGTGTTAAGTAAGGGTGTCGTGTATGGTCAATAAGAGCACCTGCAGGGTAGTTAGGAAGAAAAACGTTTTTGTTTCCTCTACCATTATAGAAAAGAGAAGGAATTAACTCATCTTCTTTTCCATAGGGTGCAAGACCCATCGTCTTTCCTGCTTCAATAAAACCAAAACCAAGGTAGTGTGATACAGCCTCATAAGCTTTTACAGTAGTAATTGCTGAGTCCATGTCTAGGTTGCCCCCAACAACTCGTTGGGTATCTGGATTACCACCATAGATTTGAACAACTTGTTTGATACCCTCTTCATAGTCACAATTAAAAATTGTTTCAGTTTCAAAGCCAGGGTTTGTTTGGTTTTCTTCTCCTACCTGAACATCATGCCTAGACCCTGCACCATCTACAATAACAGCAGCAGCCTCTTCAAAACCAGAGTTGTAAAATGCTGCAGCAGCGTGGCCTAAGTGGTGTGCATGACCTAAGTTATAAATTTTAACTTTAGGGTTAAACTTACGAACAAGGGCAGAGTAAGGATCTTCTCCAGTCCAAGGCAATTGGGGAAGCTGTTTACTAGTACCACCAATAACTAACGCATCAATTCCATACTTTAAACCTTCTATGATGCCTCTGTAAGGATTTCCATCATACTTGCTACGAGTTAGTCTTTCTTCTTCAATGTAAAACTTTAACTTACCATCTACTAAAAGAGCAGCAGCACCATTATGACCTGGATTTATTGCTAAGATATTCATGTTACTTCACCTTTTTCTCAATATCTTTTACGATGTTGGCATAGATACCATTTATTTCTTCGTCTGTAAACTCAACTGTTCCCTCATTAACACGATCAGCCAGATGACTTTCAAGACCTGATATACGAATAGGTGAATACTTTTTCTGAACATCCTTTTCTATAATGTTAAAGTAGTTAGGATAACTTGTATTTATTGCAAAAGTAGATCCAATAATTACAGTTCCAGGTTTATTGAGTGCTCTAGCCATGTGTTGACCTACAGAGTCACAGCCTATAAAATAATCTGCTGCATCTATAAAAGCAGACCACATACGTAGATCACACTCTGGTTTCATAGTGTACGTGTCTTCTTGTATCCAGAAGTTTTTCTCAGCAAACAGAATAAGATTGTACTTTGTAGCTAGTTTCTTAACAAGTTTAAGATACGTGTCTGGGTTAATAGAACGAGAAGACTGATCTAGTAACGCATTTTCCTGTGGCTTCTCCATTGATCTACCAAAGGGTTGAATTACAATAGTCTTTTGTTTTTGCTGTTGTTGTTTTGTTTGCTGCATAAAGTTAGCAGCCTGTAACTCCTCATTCTTATTTGTTACCAAGACAGGAGGTGTTAGATCAGAGTGATCGTCAGTCTCATTTATCAAGTAATCAAATGCTTCAGCAAGAGACTTTTCTTGTTTGTAATACCCAGGAACCCTATATGGTTCAGGAGAAAAAACTTTGTCAGCATCTAAAAAGAATTGTTCAAAGGCTCCCTTTTGATCTGGGTTAAATACTTTATCATGTAGTTCTGGTATTCCCCAGTAGAGTGAGTCCCACCCATGTACTATAATTCTAAAGTCTTGGTTCTTCTTTGAGTGTTTGATCAGGGCAGGTATTGATGCAATAGCACGTCCTGCCCCACCATCAATCATAAAAACAGTTTTCATAGTCTTCTTCTTTTATTATTATTATCTTTACAGGGCCATGACAGCCCTGGTGAATTTTATCAGTTTAGATTAGCAAATACAAGCTACAAATTCGTTGAAGTGTCTGAGGAATGCAGCCCCATGATCTTCACCTGCAGTCATTTTATAAGGTTTGTAGGGTTTAAGTTCCCCTGGTCTGTCATACAAAGTACCTTCTAACTTTCTATTTGTTGATCTAATACAACGAGAGTAGATTTTAGTAGTGTTTTCATTGTCTCCAATGTGGCAAGGTTTGAAGCACTTCATAAGAGTAATACCTACTGCTGCCCCTTTCCAATTTGTAGTACAGCAAAATAAACACTTGTAACAACCAAGATCTGCACAGAATGTACTGTTACAGTACCAAGAAAAAGCACTTCCTTCACAAATTAAATTTATTGCTTCACAAGTTTTCATACAGTTATTAAAGGCACAGGTATTAGTGTTGTGTACACACTTAATTGGAGGAAGATACTTACCTGCGTTACAAAGAGAAATTCTTGCTACACAACCCTTGTCAGATCCAAAAGGATCATAAGTTTTTGTACCCTCTAACATCCAAGTAAATACGTTCTTATAAAAAGTACTTGTCCTCCAACCAATACACTCAAAAGGACAGTTGTAAGGAAGTCTTGAAAGAAAACCACCTGAAGCAACATTCATTACACATTTGTTACAGCAGTACCCTCTAGATTGAAATTCAGGACAAGATAAAATCTCAGTACATCCAAAGTATTTAGACTGATACTCTGGTGATAGGCAACAACAACAGTTTAAGACTCCAGTTTCATATAAGTGCATTGAATCATTAAAGACAATAACACCACCACAGTCTCCACCATAGTAGTCTGTAAAATGTGGAGTACCATAAGGTAAAACACTTACTCCTAAACTACAGCTATCCCAAGGATTAGCAGTACCCATGCAGCCTACTGGACTACCAGAAGTCCTGTCATCAGAAGTAGAGGCTCTTCCAGGATTATAATTTTCTCCACAAGTTTTTATTCTATTATCATAACATTCCATCGTTGCCCCTGGAGCAGGGTATAGAACGTTTACTTTAGATACGCAGCAGTTTGTTAGATCAAAACACACTGCACCAATCCAACTAAAACATCTTGCTTGACAACAACACAAATAGCTTGGTGGCCCAAACCCAAGGAGAACAACCATGTGATCAGTAACAGGGTTTAAGTATATCCCCATGTTTTTATGGCTACTCACCCCTTTTGGTACAAAGTGACAATTGTATGAACCACCCCAACTTCTGTTAGCTAAAGCCAAAGGATTATACCCTTCACAGTGATGAGCTAAACTGGTACAGTTACATCCTGTAATTGCACACACACAGGCTGCTATACAACAGTGTGGAGTAGAACACCCACTGCCAGTACCACCCTGTCCTATATACCAACACATTTCCTGTGCAAGTAAACAAGTAGAACCATTAGTACAAATCTCGTATGGAGTACTAAAGTGTAAGTTTAACCAGTCTCCCCACTTTTGTTTACAACTATAGATAATATAACAAAAATCAAAGAAACATGCCCAGTTGTTTGTAGCCTCACAGAAAACACCTACTAATGGAAGTGTGCTAGGAAAATCTCCTGTACATCTATTATTAGGAACATTTCCAAAAAAGTAGTGTCTGTCTGTATCCTGGCAAGAGGTTATATGTCCACGTCCACTACCAAAAGCAGGGTTGGTAAATAATATTCTTCCATTATTAAAAAGATCACAACAACCAGTAGGAGGGTTAGAAAAAGACTGAGTGCCATCATTCCTATTACACGCTAGTTTCTGGAAAACTTGATTTCCTGAATAACATAAAAAGTCAACACTACCACAGCCTAAAGCTTTTGTGCCATATGTAAATCCCATACAACACTGCCACCAGAGTAAACAAGCCCAACCACAGTACGCATAGTGATTAACTGCACAGGTTCTAACATTTATTTTTGAGTAAAGTATTGTGTTAAGACACTTGTGACAGCAATTAGCATCAGTGGCTTCGTTCCATATTTTAGATGTAAGACCACAGACACACATATAATTAAATCTGTTTAGACAGCACCCATCTGTGCTCCACCACCATTTCTGATCTGCAGTAAGGGTTGAACACAAACAACATCCTGCAGTTCTTCCTATGTTAATAAAAGAAAGAATACCTAGAGGACAGCAGGACAAGTCAGGAACCATAGCACAAACACCACAGCAATTGTAAGCTGAGTGAGTAAAAATTTCTGGGTTAATTGCAGTAGGAGTTTTAGCTGCTGTATGATCAGTTCTAGAAGTAGTGTGTAAAACGTGTTCAAAATGCCAAAAGTTACAGCAACAACCACAATTAAAAAAGGCTTTTGAACCTGTGGTACAACACATTTTAAATTTAGTACAACCCATATTGGTGCAACTAAAACCAAGAACTGTTGGTTTGTGGTTAGATGCACAACATGTTAAAATATAGCCACAGTCACAGACTTCTTCATCAACTGTAAACATTTTGTCGTTAGTACATATTTGAAAACAAACGTTACCAGGGTTTTTAAAGAAGTTTCCATTACAAGACGTAGGACGATCACCTGCTATCATTGCATACGCAATAGTTGGTCCTAGATGTGTAGATCTTCCATAGGATGGGTGGTAATAAAACCCTTCTTTTGCAAAATAACATTGTGTTGTACAACACTGTGGTTTTACGATATGACCTACCTGTTTTGCTAGTGTCATACCTCCTTTAGTATCTACATAGGCTTCATTCCAAGCACAAAGTCTGTCTGCACAAGCGAAAAAACATCTTGCAGGACCTGCAGGAACGTGTTTTGATTTAAAGAAAAGACTTCCATTTGGTAAAACTTGCAACCTACCAAAACCATGTATATCATCTAGTGGACACGCATAGAAATTACCACAGTCTTCAACATTACCCCCTTTAGTAGTGCAATTAACTATTACTTGATTAGAGCAGTACCCACCACAGTAAGTACAAGTCTCAGTGGTGCTTCCCCCAAAACCTTCTCTGTAAATGTGTCTTCTAGTTGAAGGACAAAGGCCACAACAGTTCCCTTGACAGCTATAACAAAAACCAGGAATACCCTCCATACACTGAGCTTGCATAGCAGCAGGGTTATGGTCTAAAACATCTCCTATGCTATGTGAACCAGTACATCCACAACATAATAATGATTTACAGAAGGGTTTAACACTATCTATAGTACCATAAGTCCAAGTAGGAGATCCAAAGTCTTGTGCATCTACTGCTGTGGCTGCACTAGCTACCCAGTCTGTGCCATTATAAGAAAGTAATTGACCAAGATCAGTGTCAAAATAAATAGAGCCAGTAGCAGGAGAACCTGGTCTACTGGCTGTGTTGCCTGATGGAGCATCCATTCTGTCACTAGCTGTTATACAGCAGGAGGTTACACAACAGGCACAAACATTTCTGCTGTTGTCTACTACTGTAGTTCCATTAATCTTATATGCCATAATTTATTCCTATTCTCAGTCTAAGACTATCGTGAATATTAAACCCATTCAGTGCCATTATAAGCAACTAACTTTCCTAAATCTGTATCAAAAAATAAGTGTCCTGCGTTGGGTGAAGCAGTCCTCTGTGCTGTAGTACCTGATGGTGCAGTAAGAACTGTAGCTGTAACTATTGTTCCTTGAACTGAGGGTGTTCCTGAAGGAATGTTCTTACTGTCATCTATTACATTTGTACCACTAACCTTTAGAGCCATTCTCTAATTCCTCTACTTTGTCTTGCAAGCATTTTACAGTTTCAATGAGAACACCAACCAGACCATTGTAGTTGACTGACTTGAAACCCTCATCATCTTCTGTGACAAGTTCTGGAAGTACTTCCTCAACCTCTTGAGCAACAACACCAAGTGTGTACTTACCAGAGTCTTTCCAGTTATAGTTGACACCCCTGATCTGACTAATCTTACAGTAAGCATTCTCTACTGTAGTGATGTTGTCCTTACATCTGCAGTCAGAAGTAGCATTAATGTCAGGAGCTACAACACAGGTAGTACCACATACAATTGGAGATATTGCACAGGTAGTGCCACATATTATTGGGCCTACTGCACAGGTAGTATTACAAACAATTCCAGAACGTACACAAGTGGTTCCACAAACAACACAGGTTTTTACACAGCTAGTCCCACATACACACTTAGATTGCATGTAGCAGGGAGTTGAAAAGCAACATAATGCACATACACAATTAGCTAGAACATAAGGTGTTCTGACACTTGAACTACCACAAACCTCAACAGAACAAACTTTTGTATCTGCGTAGAGACAGTTAGCACAAAAATCAACTGCTAAAGATCCAGTTGACGCAGCTTTATTTGATAAGCAGGTAGCTAGTCCATCAACGTTAGCTACTGTGTGATTGTGACTATCATCTACTACTGCAACTGTCAAGTTTACATTACCAGATCCATCAATAGAAGCAGAGCCTGTAGCATCCCCACAAATACAAAGTGTTCTAGCTGTAGCCCAAGCAGTTGCTGTAGCTGCATTACCAGAGGTGTTCTGGTTTCCTGCAGTATTAACACCTGGTAGGTTTATGTTAGCTGAACCATCAAAAGAAACCCCACCAATGTTTCGAGCAGTCTGTAAACAAGTAGCTGTTGTAGCATTACCTGTTACAGCACCCTCTACGTTAGCCACAAGTGTGCCTGTTGTAATAGAAAGGTTTCCTGTAGATGCACCAGTAAATGTGCCTGTGCCTACAATAAACTTGTCTGCTGACTCATCAAAACCCATAAATGCGTTAGCACTGTCACCACGTTCAATAATAATACCTGCATCATTTGTAGGTGTTCCTGTTGCTCCATTTGCTAATTCTATGATTGAGTCAGTAAGAACTTTGTTGGTTGAGTTAATAGTAGTTGTAGTACCATTAACAGTTAAGTTACCTCCAATTACAACTGCTCCTGTTGTTGTGATGGCATCAATGTATCCATGTGACCAGTAGTTAGAACTGTCACCTAAACTGTGAGTACTATCAGCACTTGGAATAATATTAGAAGCAACATCTGCAGTAAGAGTTACAGTGTCAGTAGCTGCATTACCTAGAGTAGTATTTCCATTAACAGTAAGGTTTCCTACAAGGGTACTGTTACCAGTTGTGCAAACTGTAGCAAAACAACTTGTACCAGAAGAAGTTACATTACCTGTAAGATTACCAGTAACGTTACCTGTAACATTACCTGTGACTGCACCACAAAGATTAGTAGCACAAAGATTGGCTACACCAGTAATACACTGAGAGTTACCTGCTAGGTTTCCACCTAGTGTTGGAGAAGTATCTTCTTGAACACAAGTTAGAGCATCACCAAGGGTGAATGCAGCATTTGCCCAAGCAGATCCTGTATAAATTTTTAGTGCGTTGTCTGTTGTATTCCAGTAGATTGCTCCTGTAAGGAGGGCATCCCCATCGTTGTCAACAGATGGATTTGAGCTTTTATCCCCTAAGTATCTGTCATCAAATTGATCATAGGAACTGGCTGCAGACGCTGCTGAAGTAGATGCAGCAGAAGCTGAGTTGCTTGCATTAGTTGCAGAGGTAGCAGCATTAGTTTCACTCGTGGCTGCATTTGTAGCACTGGTAGCAGCAGCAGTGGCAGAACCAAGGATACCATCAACATAAGTCTTTGTTGTGAGATCAGCAGCATTTGTTGGTGTATAGGTTGTAGTGATCTTGTTAGATCCCATGTCTATAGCACCTGTCATTGTGCCTCCTGCTAGAGGAAGCATAGTATCTACATAACCCTTACGAGCCAGTGTATCATCAGTAGTAGGTGTAGCAGTAGAGGTAATCTTGTTAGAGCCAAGGGTAATATCCCCTGTCATCGTACCACCTGATAGATTTAATTTAGCATCAAGTAGTGTGTTAGAGCACGTTTTAGTATACGCATCTGTAATACCATATCCAGACAAAGTAGTGGGGTTTGTACCTGCAGTAATACGTCCATAAGTATCTACAGTAACAGATTTAAATGTTCCTGCACTAACACCTGTAGTAGCTAGGTCAATGCTATCTGCGTTGGTTACAATTCTACCAGAGTCTGCAGTAACAACGTTAATAGTATTACCAGACTTAGTGAGGCCAGTACCTGCTGTAATCTGCCCTGCACCTGAAAATTGTACAAAAGTGATAGCTGTAGTACCAAGAGTACCACCTGCGTCCACAGTACCAACAAAACCATTGTCAGCATTTGCTGTACCCTGTTCTACAAAAAAGAAAGCCCCAACGTGTTTATCCCAAGTGTCTGCATCGTCTGCTCTTGACCATGATCCACCAGAGGCAACATAAACACCATTTTCTTCAGCACTAGACTGATCCTTTACAAGAACTCTGTCTCCTGCTGTTATAGACACACCATCAATAGTCTGAGCACCAGACAGTGTAATGTTTGCAGTTGTAGCTCCTTTAACAGAACCTTTTACGTCTAACCCCTCAACAGCATTATCAACATAAAGTTTAGTCGCAGCATCAGAATCAGCAGTGGGTGTAGCTAAATTAGTAATCTTTTGACTGTTGGCATCCATGTTACCAAGTAGTTGAAGAGTACAAAAAGTAGATGTTCCTGCTGAAGTTACGTCACCAGTAATGTTACCTGTTACATTCCCTGTTACATTACCAGTCACATTCCCTGTAACATTACCTGTTACATTTCCTGTTAAGTCTCCTGTAACATCACCAGTAACATCCCCTGTAAGATTTCCTGTAACATTACCAGTTACGTTACCTGTAACAGCCCCAGTGACATCACCTATAAAGCAAGTATTAGCTGTAACTGTTGTACCTGTAATTGCAGCAGCAGTAGATCCACCTATGGTAGTACCATCAATAGCTCCCCCATTAATGTCTACAGTAGCATGAGTAGATGTACCTGTAGAGGTAAGAGCAGTAAACGTACCTGCAGCACTTGAAGATCCACCTATAACTGCACCATCAACTGTACCACCATCAATGTTTGCAGTTGTTGCAGTAAGACTTGAGAAAGTGCCAGGACAAGCTGTAGATGCACCAATAGTAGTTCCATCGATGTTACCACCATTTATATCTACTGAAGCAAATGTACCCTGACCTGTAGTAGAGACAGTTGTAAATGAACCTGCAGCAGCAGTAGAAGCACCAATAACAGTGTTGTCAATATTTCCTGCATTTATGTCAACTGTTGATAGTGTTGAAGTCCCTGTGGCTGTAAAAGCAGGAGCACAGACAGTATCAGAAAATGTTGTAACACCAGTTATACCAAGAGTACCACTAAGGGTGGTGTTACCAGTAACAGCAAACGTACCTCCAACAGTTCCATTTCCTGCGAGGTGAATATCTTTAAACTTTAAACTTGACGTTCCTAAGTCTACGTCATTTGTTGTAATAGGAACAATCCCACCATCCTGAATACGTACTTGCTCTGCAGCAGCAGAAGATACCTCAGTAAAAAATCTAATGTAGTTATTAGATGTATCTATGCAAACTTTGTTATAAGCATCTGTGTCAGAAATAATTGGAACATAAGCACCCTCTGCTGTAGTGCCATCATGCTTGTGTCCTGTGCTTGCATTGAATGCTGCTAGTACTTGTTGAAATTCTGCATCTATTGGAGCAGCTTTAATAACTGCACTTGCAACAATATCAGCAGCACTCTGTCTTGTATAACCTGCCATTTATAATCTATCCCCCACTCCAAATGTGACAACAATACCCTGGATACTGTGTGCAGCATTTGTGTCGTTAGTTACATATCTAAAAGAAACTGATTTACCTGAACCTGAAACATTCACCCTTTGCACTGGTGAAGGATTACCATCAAAGATAGCTGTCGTATTAAAGATGGCTTCGTTATAGAATGCAGCAGCACCCTCAGTATTCAAAGCAAAGTTAGTTGGATTAAGAATGGTGTTATCATCATAGTCATATATAACTGACATTATGATCTCGTTATCACCTTCTGATCTAAGGTAAGTAGCAACAGTATGAATAATCTTACGTTGCTCTGGATCTTGCATGTGCAAGAATGGTGTTTGGTAGACACTTACAATATTGTTTCCACCAAAATTATTTCCTTGTTCCTGTCTGTGGACTTTACCACTTTTATCCCCATGTATTACAAACTCAAATTGACCTATGTACGCACTGTCTGCACAAGTCACTTCAATACCTAGTAATTGACCAAACTCAAAGTTAATGCCACCCTGTTGTCCTAAACGTAATCCACCAATCAATCCATTGGCATTGTCTACATCATAAAATAATCTGAATTGAGACTTGTTTCTTACAACAACAGAAGATAACGCATCTAGGTCTTCTTCAAGAATAACATCAGTAAACAAAGACTGAATGTTTTTAGATAGAGACTCAAGCTGAACGTCACCAATTTTGTTCGTACCTGAGATAGGTCTGATACCATCCTGAGATAAGAAAAGTAGATCACCACCAATTTCAACTACACTATCTGAAGCTAGACAACCAAGGTCATCTGTTAC